CATGTTCTGAATGTATCGTTCGGCAACTGCTTTATCGGCAATAACAATATCATCTCCTAATAACATATAATTACTAAATGGAAGGTTTAATCCTTCTTGTTTAGCACTATATTGTACTACGAAGTGATGTGTTAAAGCAAATATAGCCCAAGATGAATATGCTCCCATTGGTTGACCAGTTTTGTAAAATACAGAACTTTTCTCCCAAGGAACATATACTTCCTGTCCAACTAATACTTCTTTCCATGCCTGAGCCACTGATGTGCTAGATAAATTACCAAATAGAGCTACTTGTAGCTCGATTGGGAATCTATCAGTTGCAGCGGTTAAATCTATACTATAGTAAGGTCCCTCTTTATTAATCATAAAAGGATCTTGATCGAAAGTTCTATCCTGAGGTATCTCTCTTAATTGAGAGAGTGCCCAGTCATGAACTCCTTTCAAGCTCACTTGTGACCAATAATCAAAGATACAAATTATTCTTGCTTTACCTTCAGGGTCATTTACAATTGATAGTTTCCGTAAGGAAGCTGCCAAGTGTGAATTTCCCGATTTGAAGATTTGGCTAAGAGTATTTCTATATCTAAGAGCAAGAGGTGCTCATTTAATAAGAGGTTTCATAATGTTTGGTATTTGATGGATTATTCGTCCATTAATAACTAAATCATTAGGTTTACCCCCTGTTAAAGTTGTCAACTGTTCACCTAAGTGTTTTAAGGCATAATCTGCCTGTAACACAGAAGTTTGAGTTGCATGACCTATAGGTCCTGATTTATTAGAATTGTAAAGATCACTTAACGTGAATGTTGATTGAAATGGTTTGAAATTATATAATTTTACAAATTCTGGGATAAAATCCCTCATTTGATGAGTTATAAATCCATTCCATTCATCAGTAATTGTAGAAAGATCTGGCGATTTGGTACCTGGTAAACATCTCGAGATATTAAGTAATGTTAAAACAAAACTTATACCTTGATTTGTCCCAAGTAAATCTGTTAAATAGGGAATTCCCGAAGGAAGACCCCGTTTAGTAAGACCAACCGATCCCTGAGCTTCGAACAATGGTTTACCACAAACGTATCTTGTGATATGCAATCTTATGTTTTTGATATGGGCAATTGTCCATAGAAATCCACGGGTTGAATACCAAATACGCACTTGTAGTAACCAACATTCTGTTATGAGATTAGCAAATTTAATACTCGGGTACCACCATGCAATAGCCCAATGTAAAATTTTCATTGTGTTAAGCATATTAGTGGTTAATAAATGTGGTGTGATATTCAGCGAAACACGTGGCCATTTAGTAATTATTTCAATTACAGGTGACATGTTAAACGATCAAACGTTTATGTGAATAAGGTATACCAGATTAAGATAATCTAGCAAGGAAAGGCACCAACCTTTCATATGTC